TGGGATGGGAATTCAGTTTATCCAAGCCGACAAGTCAGACCTATACGATGTCTGCCATTCGCGCACCGGTAACGATCGCACTCGCATCCGGTGAAGGCGAAAGCGGTCCGCCGACGTTTGAATCGATTGCTTACAGCGGGGCCGTGGTTCCAGGTGACACATCGACGCCGCGACTTGATGCAGACTACGTGATCGATCTATCGGGCATGACCGCACACAAAAACGCCAAGGTCAATCTGGATCACAAGAGCAATCAGAGAGTTGGGCATCTTACGGACGTTCACGTTGGCACGAGCGACGTCAAGGTGTCCGGGCTTCTTTCGGCAGTCACGCCGTATCGCGACGAGGTGGCAGGCAACTCGAAGAACGGCTACCCGTGGGAAGTGTCGATCGAGGGCAATCTATCCAAGCCGCGAAAGCTGGCCAGCGGCAAGTCTGCTGTCGTCAACGGGCGCACGGTCGACGGCCCACTGTACATCTTCGGTAAAAGCGTCCTGACCGCCGTAGCGTTCGTCTCGCAGGGTGCAGACGACGGTAATTCTGTAACTATCGCGGCCAGTGCCGCAAAGGATGTAGCCATGAACGAGTTCGAGGAATATTGCGTCAGCCTCGGTGTGGATCTTGAGTCCGTAACGACGGATCAGAAGGCTCGCCTGCAAACCGCATTTAATGCGACGAAGGCCGCTCCACCGGATGTGACCCGCAGCTCGTTCGATTTAGAGGCCGATGAAGTACGCCGGGAGACGGACCGGCAGAACGCGATCCGGCAAATCGCACTTGAAGCGATGAAAGAGTTTCAGCCTTACCAGGATCAAATCAGGCGACTCGCCAAGGCCGCACTCGAAAGCCCGTCAACGCGGGTCAAGGACTTTGAACTGGAGTTACTTCGGACGACGCGCACCAGTGCCGGGCGATTCCAGCTTGGTGATAGCGGGGCTCGCGCGGCTGAGATGGATCCAGAAGTAATTCAGGCTGCCATCTGCCTATCGGCCGGACTGCCCAATGTCGAGACGGCGTTCAGCGAGCAGACGCTACACGCGGTCGACAGGTCTGGGATGCGCAATTTCAGCTTGCAACAACTCTTCATGCGAGTTGCGCACGCCAACGGCTATCCATGTCGCGTCGGTGATCGAATCCACATTGGGAACATCCGCACCGTCTTGGAGTATTGCTTTCCGCGAGGTCCGGTGCGGACCGACCTGACGGCTGGATTCTCGACGGTCAACCTACCTGGGATCCTTGGCGCGGTAGCGAATAAGGAATTACTCGCCGGTTACATGGAAGAGGATCAAACGTGGCGAGAGATTTCTACGATCAAGTCTGTGACTAATTTCCACGTGATGAACAGCTACCGGATGCTTGACAACCTCGAATATGAGGAAGTCGGGCCGGCTGGTGAAATCAAGCATGGCACGCTGAGTCAGGAGACGTACACGCGGCAGGCGAAGACCTACGCCAAGCTCTTGGCGCTGACCCGAACGGATATCATCAACGATGACCTTGGGGCATTCGACGATCTTCGCGCAAGACTCGGGCGCGGGGCCGCTCAGAAGTTCAATAACATCTTCTGGGCCGCGTTCATGAACAATGCGAGTTTCTTCACGACTGCACTCACGAACTACATCGAAGGCGCGACAACCAACCTGCTCGTCGATGGCGTCGGCTTGCAACAGGGCATTACGGCCTTCCGCAAAATGCGGACTGCCGAAGCGGACGGATCGAAGCGTGTCGGTGCATCGATGTCCAGCCCGACGATGTTGCTCGTTCCGCCGGAGTTGGAGTTCGTTGCCGCTCGGCTATTCCAGTCGACCAACGTCAACGCCGGCGGTGCGGCAACTTCGGAGTTCATTCCCAGCGCGAACATCTTCGCCGGACGGTATCGCCCGATCGTTCAGAATCGATTGAGTGACACGGCCTTCACTGGCAACAGCACGACGGCGTGGTATCTGTTCGGAAACATGCTCAAGCCGATGGTGGTGTCCCTGCTCAATGGAATGGCGGCACCAATCGTCGAAAGCACGGATGCCGATTTCGAGGTGCTCGGCGTTGTGTTCCGCGCCTACAGCGACTTCGGGGCTGACAAGGCGGAATATCTATCCGGCGTCAAATCCAAGGGAGCGGCATAAACATGAAAGTGCTCGCATTACTGAACCTCGGAACCGGCGACTTTCCGAACCACGCACTCGCAGAAGGCGAGGTACGTGACGTCCCGGACGAGGTTGCGGTCAAGATGGTCCGCATGGGCGTCGCAATCTCGGCTGAGGAACCGCAGACGCCGCGTCAACTGGTCAAACCGCCACCCGGCAAAAAAACAGAGCAACAAACATAGGAGTGAATTCGCATGGCGCAAGTACCTTCCACTCGGCGGCAGACCAGCGGTGATCGCATTGACTGGGTCGCCGCAGCCGACATCGCTGCCGGTGATGTTGTCCCGTTCGGGCCACGGATCGCGATTGCCGAAATCCCAATCGCATCGGGGGCCACTGGGGCACTCGCACTAACCGGAACCTTCCGAATGCCAAAAGCCACCGGGGCCATTGCCAAGGGCGTAATCGTCTACTGGGACGAAAACGGCAACCCAGTGAGCGGCGATTCAGGCAGCGGGGCGATTACCGGAACCGCGTCCGGCAACCTACGCGCGGGGCAAGCGGCTGAAGCGGCATTGTCGGCAGATGAAACGGTCGATGTCCTACTCGGCCAGCCAGGTGGCACAGCGGGGCTGTAATGCCGAACCTCCTCCAGCGTGCCGCAGTGTGGCTCGGCGAGCGGCTGCAAGTCGCTGGCGGGCGGACGGTCACGTATCGGCGTGGCTTGCACTCGGTGGAACTGACGCTGACGCCACATATGCACGAGGAGCAGGTATTAGGCCAGGATGGGATCGAGCAGGATGTGCTTTCCTATGCCTGGACTATCACAGCAAGCGAACTAATCATCAACGGATCTGTCGTCGTGCCGCAGTCTGGCGATGTGATCGAAGAGACACTGGATAGCGGCGAAGAGATTCGGTGGGAAGTATTTCCGCGGGGCGACAAGGATCAATGTTACGAGTGGATGGACAGTAGTAAGCTGTTGATTCGCGTGAATGTTAAGCCTCGATGACTGATGCAATCATTATCCAAGTTGCCGACGCCATCGTGGAAGCGATCCGGGCGATTGTGCTCAGCGAGGATTTTACGGTTCGCAGATCCTACGGCGATTGGAATGACACGATAGAAAACGTCGATGGCCTGATGGTAGACGTCGTGCCGGCCATGTTTCCATCGACCCTATTTACTCGCGGAAGCCTTCGCTACATCTGCACAGTCAATGTTCTGCTTAGGCGGCGACTCGGTGAGGATGCACGAATACGAAGTGGCGAGCGGTTCGATCAGGGACGGTTTGAGAACGCAGCAATTGATCCATACGTGAACGATTTACAGACGATCCATGAATACTTTGCGCCGAGCCAGCCAGGGAAGGCTGGGCGACAGCTCGCGTCGCTGCCTGATGCGGCATGGCAGCAAGAGTCCGCAAACCGCTCAACGTTTCATCGCCAACTGCTGCGAGAGTTCGGCCAATTCAGCGGGTGGAACGCACTCGTTTACAGCGTATCGAGGGCCGCAGGATCATGATTGAGATGGCGGTTACATCCGAACAAACCATCGATCGCGTTCATGTCGCGATCCAGAAAGCACAGAAGCGCGTATTCCAAGTCGTCGCGTTCAATACTCGCAAGTCCGCCATCGATTCGATTCAGTCTGCCGAAGGGCCAAGCGCACCAGGCACGCCTCCACACACGCACAGGAGGGCGTTCCTGCGTCGAGCCATTCTGTACGCTGCCGACGCCGAAGGTGCTGTCATCGGGCCGCGTGCGAGCGTGGTGGGGACTGCTGGGCAGGCTCACGAATTCGGCGGGCAATATGGCGACGAGGTATTCCCGCAGCGGCCGTTCATGCGTCCCGCACTTGACAAAAACCTAGACCGCTTTGCCAACGAATGGCGCGGGTCTGTCTTCGACCAATAGGAGTTCGCCGATGGCTGACGAAATGGGATATGAACTCCACCTCTATATCGGAGTGGAAGGATCGACAGCAACTACACTCGTCGAGCAGGCGACGGACATTGATTACGATTTGGCGATTGAAAAGGGATCAACGACAGTTCGTGGGACCGGCGGAAACGTGCCGATCAAAACTGGAAACGCCGTGCTCCGTGCGGCTGTTATCACTTGGAGCATGATCAACGATCCGACGGATACGGTGCTCGGCACGATGATCAACCGAGCCATCACCGGCAATCCTCTGGCAGTCAAGCTGACGACCGGCAGCGGTGCGACGCTCTTTGATGGCGACTGCATCGTCGGGAAAAAGTACAACGCTCCGCTTGGCGCAGAGGGAACCTATGACTTCACGGCCGAGCCGACGAAGAAGATGGGCCGATCGCCGACGCTGGGATAAACCATGAGTAGGATCGAAGATAATCTCACAATAGTTGGCAACCTGCGCGTAGCCGGGACGTCGGCGTTCGCGGGTGCGAGCGGTATCGCACGGAGTGATCTTACGCAGGAATCCCTGACGCTGTTCCTGTTGTCCCCGGAAACGTGGCGGATCCATGACAACATGGACGCACTGCTAGGCGATCCGCCAGTAGGCGGTGCGGGCAATGACGATCTAGGCATTGTCTCCGGGACATACGGCACTGGCGTTCCGAGCATCCAGACGGGCGATAACAAAGCAGCTGGATCAGTCACGAAGTATGCACGGCAAACAGTGCAGCTGCCAGCAAACTACGTAGCAGGACAAACGGTTTCAGTGCGACTGCACGCCGGAATGATAATGACGGTGGCCTCGTCGACCGCAACAGTCGACGTCGAAGCATACAAGAGCGACAACGAAGCGGCCGTAGACGGTGCTGACTTGTGCGCGACGTCGGCCGCAAGCTGCAACTCGCTAACCTTCGCGGATCTCGATTTCACAATTACGCCAACGGCACTCAACCCTGGCGATGTCCTCGACATCCGCATCGCCATCGCGACCAACGACGCCGCGACTGCAACGGCCGTGATCGGCTGCATCGGATTAGCCGCCTTGCTTTGCGATACGAAAGGTTGATTGTGCGAACGTTCAAGGACTGCAACGGTAAGGAATGGAAACTCGCAGACATCGGGGTTGATGAAATCGAGAGCGTTAGGATTCAGCTACATCTCGACCTGGCGGATATCACGGGCGACGTATTCACGCGAATCGAGAACGACCCAGTTCTGTTGCGAAATGTTCTCACGGTGCTGTGCTCATGCGATCCAACCGAGCTATCGAAAGGTCTGAAGCGCGACGGGATATCGCGTGCAATCGAAGCGGTCCGGGGTGCCGTCGAGGATTTTTTCCCACCGAACAAATGGTCAGATCTGCAATCCAACTTGTCCCAGCGAAAAGCCGCCGACGACCAGTTTGCCGCGATGAAGCCGGCCCTGCAGATGCTCAATCACCCGGACTTCCCGCAGGACGTGCATCAGGGGGTCATGGAAGCCTTGCGGCAAATGATCCAAGGCAATATCGGTTCGCCAACTTCAACGGCACGAGCGTCTGTTTCTGGCCCGCTTGCGAGCCTGCTGAGTGCTGTCTCCGACTCGCCGGCTTCCTTGGGCTCTATCCCGGCCGCATGACGCTGCGTCGGCTTTGGCTAATGGCCGCCGGCAAGCGTGAGGAGATGCGAGCGGCCATGATATCCGAGGCATCTCTGTCGACGCTTTTCCACGAGCGGGCGAGCCGATCCACAGTCGATTACTTCATTGTGTACGGGCATCCTCCCGGAAGAGTAATCGAGCCACGGCATCCCATTGCCGATCAGCTGCTTGCCGAGCAACTGGCCAAGAGCGGAGGATCGCGATAAATGGCAAGCAAATCCGACATCGAAGCTGGCAAAGCATTCGTGCGGTTATTCGTCAAGGATGAAACAACTGCCGCACTTCAAAAGGTTGGCGAGAATCTCCGATCATTCGGAAAGGGCGTCGCTGGCATCGGCGTCGCCATGACAGCCGCTTCCAGTGCCGTGGTCGCGTTCGGATTAACGGCCGTCAATCAGTTCTCGTCAGTCGGTGATGCTGTCGCAAAGATGGCTGGGCGGACCGGCTTGACGACGGAGGCCGTTTCAGAATTAGGTCACGCCGCAGACCTGAGCGGCACAAGCATTGAGACTGTTGAGCGTGGCTTGCGGAAGATGCAGGATACGTTGGTGACGGCAAGCTCTGGGATGAATGAATCGACTAAGGCCATCAACAAGCTCGGCCTGTCCACTGAAAAGATGCTCGTATTGTCTCCTGAAAAGCAGCTTGAGGCGTTCGCGGATGCGATATCCTCGATTGAGAATCCGGCTGAGAGGACGGCAGCGGCTATCGACATCTTCGGAAAGTCAGGTACCGAACTGCTCCCGATGTTCTCTGGTGGAAGCAAGGGTATCGCCGAAATGCGCGAGCAGGCCAAGGCACTCGGCCTGAGCATGTCCGGTGAGATGGCCAAGTCGGCAGAGGAAGTGAATGACGCAATGGGAACGCTGCGGAGTTCGCTCGGTGCGGTTGTGACGCAGATCGGGGCGGCTCTAGCGCCAGTTATCACACAACTCGCCAACCGACTATTCCCAATCATCGGTCGAATTGCGACATGGATTCGCAACAATCAATCGCTGGTTGTTTCCATTGCCGCTGCGACCGTTGCCATCGGAGCCATCGGGGCCGGGCTGACAGCACTCGGTCTTACCGCCGCGGCAATCGGGACCGCACTCGCTGGTCTGGGTGCAATTGCGAGCGTCGTATTCTCGCCAATAACCGTGGCCGTCATGGCTGTCGTCTCCGCAATCGGTCTGGCGATCGCCGTAGTGTATCGGCTGTCCAATGGCTTTCGCGATTTGATCGGGCCATTGAGTCGCGTATTCGCGCTAATGAATGACTTCGGAAGAGTCGTCGCTTCAGGCGGCATGGGTGCACTACTTGAAACGCTATCGCGAGCCGGTCCGCTTCTTAGGTCATTCATGAATGACATATTCTCGCAGCTGCCGACACTCGCTGGATATTGGCTTGGCCGAGCCACAAGGGAAATCGTTATGGCATTCCACAACATCACGACCGCGATCATCAATAGGATCATCGAATCGATCGGGGACTTGATTAAAGCGGCTGTGAGCGGCGACTTTGGCGGGGCACTAGATATCCTCATGTCGCCGTTTCGAGCTGCTGGGGGATTCGGTGCAGGGCTCACTGGAGGTGCGGCTCCAGCGGCGTTCACAACCAGTGCGGAAACGCAACGGGAATTCGAGCAGTTCAAGGCCGAAATAGAATCGAGAAATCTTCTGCGACAGCAACTCAAGGAACAACAGAACACGAACAGGCTACTCCAAGAGCAAAGGCTCGCGTTTCGATAATGGCGACGTTTGAGGAAATCCCAGGACGCAGGGAAGTCGGATTTGAACCTCCGACTGTAACCACGGTGTGGGTATGCGAGGACGAATTCTCGTCGAATGACGTCGCCACAGCCGCATTGACAGCTATCCCGCTATTCGCCTTACATCCCTGGGGGACGCTCTACCGTCAGGCGATGATGGTCAATGAGATCGGCGCGAACCTTCACGAAGTGACTGTGCCGTATGGCCTGCAAATCCGCGAGATTCTGTCTGGCGCGTACTCGGTGGAAGTCGGTCCGTGCCAAGTGCCGCTCAAAGCCAGGGTTGGTAAGCATATCAACGTATACCCGTCTGGATTTCCGACACATGGCGGACTGATCGAGGTACACGGTGGTGTAGTGCACGGATACGACCACGCACTCGATGCGACTAAAGTATCAGTACACTATACCCATCCAGCAGGCGTGATCGACGAGGCTAGAATCAATGTCCTCGCGAGATTGCGAGGATCAGTTGATAGCGGAGGATTTTTCGGGCGGCCGGCATATGAAACGTATTTCCTGGATTGGGAGGGCCACTGGGGCAGCGATGTTCAGACCACGATTAGCTACCATTTTGCAGTGCGTGAAAATCAGACCGGCCTGACTGTCGGAAGCATCACGGGAATTGACGTAGCCGGCTTTGATATTCCTTGGGCCTCGTGGAAGCCAGTGGTAGTGGGAGGCCGACCGGGGCGCGAAATAGAGTACGTAAATGTTGTGCGAATCCCCAAGGAGCGTGATCTGGCAACGGAACTGGGGTTTGGCTAATGGAACGAGCCAGAACTGGTTACGGGTGGAAGCCGCCGCAGGCACGACATGCGAACCTCGTCGCGGATGCTGCCGAGGCGAGTGTCCGCACTAAGCCGCCGAATTATGCACAGCAGGTTTTCCAGCCGAGCAATAACGTCCTAAGTCTACGCAACGATTCTGGCGGCGATCTTCTGGCGGGAGCATGTCTTGAAATCGGTGATCCGCTGCTTACGGATACCGATCCAGACAACGTCTGGCACGAAGGATTGACGCCGACGCCAGATGAGAATCTGAGCATCGCCATCGCTCTCGATGCGGTCCCAGATGGCGAAATCGGAGATCGCTTGTTTCTCGTGTCTGGGTTCTGCTACGCACCAATCAACGTAACCAGCGAGGCCCACACGTTCGCTGATCCATCGTCCGGGACAACGGTCCTCCAGAGTGGCACGAGTGGCCGAGCCAAGATCGTCTGGAAGGAAAGTGGAACCGGAACTAAGAATGCGTTACTGTTGATTCCGGTGAGCGCGTCGGAGGGATCAACGCCTCCACCAGGCAACGAACGACTCGGCTACGCCACGCTGTCCGCCGATCTGTGCGCGGAAGCAACCGGGACAGCCAGCGGCGGAGCATTCTGGGACGGGACGAGCATCAGTCCGTCGGCCGGAACCGTCGACAACCGATTCGGCCACCGCGGCAAGTCCGGCGATCTGGTAATGCTTGGACTAGTCGACTGGGGCGCGGGCGACGTGTGGACGGTATTCGACGTGAAAAAGCAGCAGAAGAATATCCTCAACGATCTTGGGCTGGCTGGCTGTGCGATCCAGGTCGACCAGGTGACGGCGGCCATCGAGGCTTGCGCGGAACCAACCGCCGACGTGACCAAGATCCAGATGTACGAGCTGGACATCGTGACTGATTTCGAAGTGCCTACCCGTGCATCCGAGGATACGATTCGCGACCAGGCACAAGATGCGTGCAGCATTGTCGGCAAGACGAAGACCATCTGCCAGTTTGCGGAGACGCCGGACGCTGGCGACGACGTGACGGTCGCGAGTCTCGCCGCGAAAACGTTCATCAAGGAAATTTTCACGGATACGATGTGCGTGGACAACGTCGTCGTGCCGGTGATCAGTGCGTCAATCCAGACCGTGTACGTTGTGTGTCACGACTTGCCCATCGAGGAAGTACAGATCGAGGGCGAGCCGTGCGAAGGTGAAGAGGAGTCCTGCTGATGATGAAGTTAATCGAGGGTTTCGACTGGTTGGAAACGGCGGATTTACCAGCTGCTTACGGTGCGTTCGGTGCGGTGACGCCCGGTGGGACGCCAACGAATACGATCCAGGCGACGGGCGGGAGGAATGGCGCGGGGTGTTTGCGGGTGATTCCGGGGACGCACGGCGCCGATTCAACGCTGTCGAACATAACCGGCTTCAGCTTCCCGACTGGAGTTGCTGATGGGGCGGTCGTCATCTGTGCATTCGCGGTGAAGTTCAACACGCTGCACGATTCTGGCAACATGGCATTTGCCGGAATCCAAAGCACGTCGGGCACGGGCGACAATAAATACAATCTCGTACTGGCACTTAATAGCTCGAATATTCTTGTCCCTGGTAGGGTATCCGGCGGAACGACATTACTATCATATGGGGCATCAAGTACGACCGTCTTCTCAACCGGAATTTGGTACCAAGTCGCCGTCAAGTTCCAGTCGCACGGATCAACCGGCAGCGTGTACGTCGAAATCAACGGGTCAAACGAAATCACGCTGACGGGACTGGACACGTTGCTCGCCGATAATGGCGTTACAGCATTAGTGCTCGGTGCGACCATTCCAGCGACTGTCACGCCGTCCGTCGACTTCGATGACGTCTACATCGCCGATACGACTGGATCGTACAACAACGATTTCCTCGGCGACGTGCAGGTATTTACCTCCGCACCGAACGGCAACGGCAACTCATCAGACTTCGTCGGATCGGATGCGGATTCAACCGACAACTATCTGCTCGTGGACGACGCTGGCGCACCGGATGACGACTCGACCTACGTGGAATCGAGCACGCCAGGCGACAAGGATACGTATGCTTTCGGTAACCTGCCTGCCAGTGCCGCGACCGTTCATGCCGTGGGCGTGAAGGTGATCGCGAAAAAGATCGACGTTGGTGCGCCAGACCTGATCGCTGTGGCACGCAGCAGCACGACGGAGGACGATAGTCCATCGCTTGGCGTCGGCACAACGTACATCGCACGGCAAGGCATCTTCGAGGAAGACCCGAACACGTCGGCGGCATGGGCACCAGCGGCTGTTGACGCGGCCGAGTTCGGGATCAAGGTAGCGTAGCGGCGGGGTAATATGTGGCCAACGAAATCCGCACAACCGCCGCGAACCTTGAAGCGGTCACATCCGACGGCAGCGCGGGTGCCACGTCCGTCAATCTGCAATCCGCCGTCACTGGCGGAACCACGCGGGCTACGTCGGCCGTAATCCAGTCCGTCGAGCAAGGCGGAACCACGCGGAATACGTCGGCTATCCTCGAAGTCCTGATCCCGTGGATACCGCCGACGGTTCGCGCGACGACCGTCATCCTGGAAACCACGGTCGCGGATGGCGGCGTTGGGGCGACGTCTGCCAATCTGCAATCGGTTGTCAGCGGCGGCGATGTTCGGGCCACGTCCGCTGTGATTCAGACGGTGCAGGACGGAGGGACAACGCGGGCGACGTCCGTTGTCTCAGAAGCGGTTATTCCGTGGGTGATATCGCCAGCGGGATTCGTCCCGGTATTCGGACCGGGTGGCGTGCTGAAATTCACGAATGGCGTGCCGTCGTTTTGCAAGGCTGATTGCTGCGAGGATACCGGCTGCGTTGCATGCAGCGGAACTACGCCGGACGCATGGCAGGTTGACATCGCAGGCATCGAGAATCTTGATCCGGCCGTCTGCTCGGATTGCGATACCGCATTAAACGGATCGTTTGTCGCGTCGATAAGGCTTGAGAATTGCGATTGGGTTAGTGAGTTTTTTGATTTCTGCGGATCAACAGACGTTGCAAGAGTCCGCGTCAGGCTGGAATCCGACCAAATACTCGTATGGATAGAATTCGCTGGCGGCCTAGGAACTCCGGCGATCAGTTTCGTCAAGGTTCAGACATTCCCTTTTGACTGTGCTGCGTTGTCTGCCGAGGATATTCCATATGTGGGATCGACGGTCGGGACGCAGGCCATTTGCCTAGTGGTGACACCGGCAGTAATAACATGCTCACTGACGGCATTGTAGTTTGTCCGCACTGTGGATTCGATAAAGCTCGCGCACGATTCCCGCTGCTGTGCAAGTGCGGGGCGCGGATTATGGTGGATGGAAGTTTCACGGAGGGAGTTGTACGGAATGACGCTCAACGCGCAACGATGAGGACCAGACCTTCCCTGCGACGCACCACGCATCCACAGCCAGAATCGAAGAAGCCCGCCACGCGAAAACCGTCCCGCACGCGAACCGCCGAGCAAGTCTCAGTGTGCGTGGCGATCTGCCTCGACTGTCCGTTCCACCGGGAGACTGGCGGAATCATTTGTACGCACCGGGACTGCTCGTGCGGGGGCGATACGCCGTGGGTGCAAATCAGCGGTGTCAGCGTGTCGCACTCGCTGGCCGGGAAGATGAAGCGGGGCAGGGCTTGTCCCGATGGGCGGTGGTGATCACGAATACCAGCGGACAAACCCCAGGCGATTGGTACTCAGCACTAATGCTGCGAGCGGCGAAAGTGACGGGTGATCCATCGTGGCGATGTCTCGAATGAAGTCCTCGCGAAGCCTGTCGTCGAGGAAGTGGCAGCGTTCATTGTCGGTGAAGTGAGCCTTCTCTGATTGGTAACTACGAATCTCATCGATGCGGCTGATGATTTCGTCGTGCGTCACGGGCGCTGTCTCCTGATGATGGGGCCGCTTGCTTGATCGTCGCTGGTGATGGCTTTGCGTCAAAATACCCTACGGCCGCGAGCAGCGACCAAGCCAGGATGATTCCGGCAATGCCGCCGATGACTACGCTGATCGCCTGCCCGGTGTCCGTATTCCAGATGCTTTGCCGCTTGGCTCGTCTGCGATGTGACGGAAAGACGACATACGGATCAACGGCCGGTCGCGGGGCTGTGGGAGGCATCGTGCCGACATGGCAGCTCGGGCAGTACGACCAGCCGTTGTACGTGTAGATGTCGGCACCGCAATTGTGGCAGAAGGCGGGCATGGTTAGACCTTGACTTGCTGGGCGTCGCGATGGCGATCGAAGAAGGTTAGCAGATGCTCGCCGAGCGGCGTCACAGTGTAGCCAACGCCACCGCATTCCGTGCATCCTCCAGTTGCGTAGTCCTTGCCGCTTCCATTGCAATTGCTGCACAAGTTGTCAAGCGGAATTCCGCACAGCACTTCCGCCAGTTGCTTGTTGTGTTCGTCGGCTGTCATGTTCGCACCTTGTCGATTTTCGCTTGGCGAGACCGATGGTTAGCGTGGGGATGCTCATGCGTTGATCCATTGCGGGTTGACCGGGTTCTGCACGGCTTGAATCACTGCCCGCCGGAGTGCTCGCACGGTATACTCGCAAGACATCTCGATTTCAGCGGCTTGTCCTTGCGCAAGCGCGACAGCTTCCGCGACCGTCGATCCGTGACTGACGACTTCGTTGCGTCCGTGCTCCTCATCATATCCTTGCGCCGATCCCCACGACTCGACGACGTGGCAACGATACGAACGTCTCGTGGTAAAATCGCGATAGGAAATCACCACGTCCACGTCATGGTACTTGTGACCCGGAGTATGTCCAAATTCGCGGCCGGCTGTGACGTTGGCGAGTTCGGTGTGGTACAGCGGGCAATAAGCAGTTTTCATGGTTGGTTCCTTTCGCGTTGGCTGTTTCTCGTCTCAATCCGACAATTGCAGCGACACGCGACGCAGCCTGCCGCTTTTAAGGAATGCGCTAACGTGAACTTTGCGACCAATCAAAGAGCTGGTGCACCATTCGCAAGCGCTGCGTGATAGCCACTCAACATCGCGGCCATCGCTCAGTTGCAGGCGGACTACGGGAACTTCGTTCACGATACTCGTTGCGGTCCCGGCGTATGTGACTGTTGCAATCTGATCGATTTTTTCTAGCTTTGTCATTTTTTGTTCCCTTCGCGGCGTTGGGCGTGTTCGTCACTGCTCTGATTATACCGTATTCGGTAGTCGTGGCAATAGTCTTGAGCGTATTTTTGCTTGTTTTTCCAAAATAGTCGTAAGGCTATGGACAATAGAGACTTGCGATTCCAGTTCAAGCGTTGACTACCCGTAACATCCGTGTTATATATCGGACATGAAATCCAAACCAACGAACACGGACGTCAGAAAAACCATCGGCCGGAACATCACGCAACTGCTGGCGGATCGCCAGTGGTCGCAACATCGGCTCGCGCAAGAGACCGGCGATCCAGAGATGACGATATCCCGCGTGGCTCGCGGAATCAACGTGCCTGGTGCTGGTCTGCTGCTGCGGATCGCGGACTGTCTCGGTGTGACGACCGATGACCTGTTGCGACGACCGCAGAAAAATTCTCGCAAGATTTCCGGTTGACCTATTGACACTGATACCGAATTCGGTAGAGTTGTCGCGGTGACAGGCAACCATCATTCAGGAGCAACTAGATGACTCGATCAGGATCAATCGAAACTGGCAAATACGTAGTCGTTACCACGTCACATCGTGGAGTATTCGGAGGCGTTCTCAAGTCGCGAGACGGCGACGAGGTCACGCTGGACGAGGCTCGCGTGTGCGTGAAGTGATCCACGGAGACTCGCGGATTCGTGGGGTTGGCCGTGACTGGTCCGCTCAAAGGATCGCGAGTGAGCAAGGCCTGCCCGAGGATGATCGTCCCGCACGTGACGTCGATTCTCGAATGCACGGATGATGCGCGGAAACTGTGGGAGGACGCGCCGTGGTCGTAATCACACAAGAACACATCGACCTGGCGCGAGCCAGCGGCGCTTGCGCGGAATGGATTGAGCGGCTGCGGCCTGGCGTGCGCATTGATTCGCTGCCGTGCGAAATATTGGACTGGGCCTCGGACGTCATGCCAGCACGAGCCCAGCAATTGGTGGTCGCTGATTTAGTGCGTGAGGCACCAGCGTCGGTGCTGCTCAGCGATGTGCCGCTCGGGCTAATAGGCGGCGACGGCTACGGCGACGGCTACGGCGACGGCTCCGGCGACGGCTACGGCGACGGCTACGGCGACGGCTACGGCGACGGCTCCGGCGACGGCTACGGCGACGGCTACGGCTACGGCGACGGCTACGGCTACGGCCGATAACTTGGTCCTCCAACCTGGGCGACGCCCCTTGAACCGGTCATAGGGCGTAGTCGTGATCACGTAACCCACGTCGTGCCGGCTCTGCCGCTGCGAGTGAGAGTCCAGGTTGGTTTTACTACGGAGGATGTGATGGGCGAGCGATACGACCCATACGGATATACGATCCATCCGGGACAGCAGGGGTATGCGTGCTGCGGGAGCGAGGAACAACCAAGGGAGATGACGTACATGGCGACGGAGGACGAAGTCCGCCGGCTCAGTGAACTGGTGGAATATGAACGCACGCGTGCGGATTTATGGAAAGCCGCTGCGATCGCTAACAGACTGCGAGCCGAGTCGTGGTACGACGTATGCGAAGAACTAGGTGAGGTCGAAGATGCCTTCTTCCGAGACATGCTGGCGAACAAGGCCACGATAGCTGCGTACTATCACGAGCGATTGACATCCACGGAGGCAGGACCGCAGGAAACGCATGACGCGGCAGGACGGGGTGGCGGAGACACTCAGCACGACGCTTCCGGCCGCGACGCAGGGACGTGAACCGGCCGCTGGTTTTACTGGAGGAATTATGAAAGTCGACATGAGCAAGCAGTATACGTGCAACGGCAAGCCTGTGCGGCTGCTATGCGTGGATGGACCGGCTCCGTTTCCAGTGATTGGAATCGTTGGGCAGGAAGTTTGTATGTGGCCACCTAGCGGCGATTCGTACACCGGCCCCCTTATCGAGTTCCGCCAGAAACGTCGGCTGAGCGGGTGGCTGAATGTGTATCCAGCGAGACTACCAGTGGCGTATGCATCTCGCGACGAGGCGGACAGGCGAGCTGCTACTGATCGCATCGCCTGCGTCGACCTGTCCCGCGTGGAATACGAAATTGGCGAAGGGTTGGAAAATGAATCTTGAAGTTCAGCCAGACCGCACGTCCTTCCTCGAATCCCGACGCAAGTTCATCGGAGCATCGGACTCGCCAGCAATCTTAGGCTGTGGATACGCGGACCAATCGCCGATCACCGTGTGGGAGTCGAAAGTCTACGGCGTGTACTCGCAGGAGGAAACGGACCGCATGGCGATCGGCGCGATGATGGAGGACTCGCTGCGACAAATCTTCTCGTGGAAAACAAAGCTCCAATGCGTCCCATGCTTCAAGTCGCGAATCCACAAAACGATTCCGTGGCTCGGGTGCTCGCCGGACGGACTCGCGTTCAGCGAACCGGGTGATTTCCTGGGTCCGGTCGAATTGAAAAATCCCAGCTACTTCGAGCGTGCCGACTGGGCCGACGAAGATCACCCGCCGCTGAAGTTCCAAATCCAAGTGCAGCATCAGCTCGCGGTCATGGATTGCGAGTACGGCTACCTGTTCGGGCTGATCGGCGGCAACGAGCCAGTTGTGCGAAAGATCAAACGTGATGACCGTTTCATCGAGGCATTGATCGAGCGACTTGCGGAATTCTGGGGATACGTCCAGCGTCGAGAACTGCCGCCGGTTGATCCGAGCGAGGCCACGTCACGGGCGTTGTCGCGGATCTTTCCGGTGGACGACGGCGAGACGGTGCAGCTGCCGGATGAAGCGGACGAGTGGGCGGCGATCCTCGATAAGGCCAAGGCAGTGAAGGCGTCGGCCGAGAATTCAATCGATGGTGCGAGCAACAGCATAAAGGCTTTGATCGGCAACGCAACATGCGGCATCACGCCGAGCGGGATAAAGTACACATGGAAACGGCAGGAGAGGAAGGCACGCGAGGTCAAGGCATCGAGTTATCGCGTTTTACGAAAGGTGAGCAAATGACTACGGCAACACAGAAAGAACTGACCAAGGAAACCAAACGGCACACGCCACGCGAGCAGGTGGCGGTGATCAAACCGCCCCGGCTACCGTTCATCCCAGAAATCGAGGAGCGATTCGGGGTCGACAAGGCCTCGTGGATGGCGCTTGTGGAAGGCATCTTTCCCAACGCCACCAGCACGGGATCAATCGTCCTGGCTCTGAGCTACTGCAAGGCTCGCAACCTCGATCCGTTCAAACGCAACGTGCATATCGTCCCGATTTGGAACAAGGCCGAGAAGCAGTACATCGATACCATCTGGCCTGCGATCGGTGAACTGCGAACCACGGCATTTCGCACGGGCGATTACGCCGGACGCGGTGAGACAATATTCGGGCCGGACATCAGCGGCAAAGTCGGCTCGATGCAGATCACCTACCCGGAGTGGGCGCAAGTAACGCTCCATCGATTTGTGAAGCGGACGATCGTCGACTTCGTCGGGCCGCGAGTCTACTGGATCGAGACATACGCCACGAAGTCGCACGAGGATGACACGCCGAAAGAAATGTGGGCCACGCGACCACGCGGACAGCTTGACAAGTGCGCGGAGGCGGCTGCCTTGCGGTGTGCCTTCCCGGAGGAAGTCGGCAGCGAATACATCCCGGAGGAAGTCCAGCACACGGCACGGCAGACGATTGATGCGGTAAGCCGGGCGACGCGGATCAATTCCCTGTCGGCTGTGACCGAGCGGATCGAGCGGCAGAACGAAGTGTCGCGTAAAGCCAAGCCAGAGGCGATCGCGGCTGCCGTGCCCGTTGAGGATGACGAGGTTTCCGCCGAACTAGACACGCCGGAGGATTTGTCCACGGCCTACCTACGGTATCAAAAAGACCTGCAGGCATACCGCGACAAGCGGAAAGTTTACGACCACTGGTTTGGACCTGAGCGTCGGCACGATTGGCCAGAGGAATATGCGACCGAGGCAGTGAAGGACCGGGACAAGGCGATGGGGATTGTGGAGTGAGATAGGCATGGCGCGGCTGGGCGGGGCGAGGCCCGGTTGGGCGCGGCACGGCTAGGCATGGGGACTGAGTTCCACATTCGGCTGGAGGTGACACGACATACACATTGATTCGCGGCAGGGCAGGGCCGGGCAGGGCCGGGCAGGGCAAGGCGGGGCAAGGCATGGGGACTGAGTCCATTACTTTTCACTTGGGAGGAGATATGAAAGTTGCGTTTGAACTCAAGGGACTAACTGCACTACTTCCACACAACGACGATGTCACAGCCAGCGACCGCTTGGAGGCGTGGCGCAAGGCACCGGAAAACAAAGGAATCTCGCGTGCTGGCGACGATCGATCGCCGAGCTGGACATGGCACGAGTACCTGTACGACGACGGGGAGAACGTCTCGATTCCGTCGCAGAATTTGATGACGTGCCTTCGCTCTGCTGGCTCGCAGATGATCTTGAAAAAGCAGAAGACGTTCAAGGAAATCTCGCAGGCAGGAATGGGCGTGTTCGCGGAGTATCTCGACTTCCGAGTTGGTGATTCCAAGGCATCAATTCCAATCGCATCCGTCCGTGAACTGCGTGATCTGACATTCGAGGAACAGGCGGATGCAGTCCGCGATCTAGGTTTTCGGCTGTTCGTGAAACGGGCGCGGATCGGCACGAGTAAGCATGTCCGCGTTCGTGCGAGGTTCGACAACTGGCACGCGAGCGGCGAGATCATCGTCCGTGCATCCGCGCAGGAGCTGACGTTCGAGCGGGTGTCCAAACTGTTCGAGCTTGCGGGCCAAGTGGGTCTCTGCGATTGGCGTCCGGGATGCAAGACGCCAGGGCCGTTCGGGATGTTCAAAAGCACCGTGAAGCAGACTGATTGATTCGCGGCACGGTTTGGCGTGGCCGGGCTTGGTCTGGCGAGGCTCGGCGCGGCGAGGCTAGGCGAGGCATGGCAAGGCAAGGGGACTGAGTTCCACAAACACGGAGTAACAGGATGGCGACAATGACACGACGAAACGGGCATAAGGCAGCGACGCTGACACGCGAGGCCATTACGGCGATTGAGGCTCGATACCCGGCACTTAAAGCACTAAACGATGCGACGCTCGATAAGCCACGCGGATTCATTATCGCGAAGGCGGAAGCGGTCCGGTTGGCTGGCGGGGAGAAGGAGTTCGCAGCGATCCGTAACCGCTGGAAGGATAGCGTTCTCGCTCTGCGGGGAATCACCGTGGAATACAAGCACGCGATCCGCGGGTATCGGTTTATCCTCGCTGGCGAGCATATGTCCGAACGTCACATGCGGATATTGACAGCGACCGAACGGAAGCATCGGGAAGAAGCGTTGCGGGTGGGATTCATCCGCGACGAGGATATCGAGAGCGATCACCAGCGACGCATACGAGTGCTGGTGATGGGCCAGCATTCGGACTTGGCTGGCAAGGCCAACGCGCAGATTGAGCACGCCCGGATTGGCAACCTGCGGCCGGAATCGCTTCCAAGGCTGCCGTTCGAGCAAGCGGATTGATTTGCGGCCAGGCGCGGTATGGTGCGGCAAGGCATGGCGGGGCTGGGCACGGCTAGGTCAGGTGAGGTGAGGTGCGGCGGGGCATGGCGTGGCGCGGCAAGGCAAGGGGACTGAGTTCCACAGGAGACTACATGACACTCGAAACGCGAATCATCACCCTGCGTCGACAAGGTTACAAACTCTGGCGGATCGCAGAGATAACCCGTATTCCACAGCACAAGGTCGCGGCCGTGCTGGTCGAGAATGGGTTGGCTCTGTGGTGTGTGCTCGAGCGGAACGGAGAGACGGGGAGAAAGAATGAATCCATCTGAATGCAGTCATTATCGGCAGTTCCTCGACTCTAAGCATCTGCGGCAAATCAAAAGCGGCATCACCGTCGAGGCCGACGAGCTGAATCCAATGATGAAGGACTGGCAGAGAGCCATCACTAGCTGGGCGCTGCGATGTGGCCGTGCCGGGCTGTTCGAGGAATGCGGGCTTGGCAAGACAGTACAGCAGCTCGTGTGGGCCGAGCATGTCTGCCGCCATCACAACGCGAACGCACTGTTGCTCTGCCCGCTGGCTGTGCAGTGGCAGACTAAGCTGGAAGCGGAAAAGTTCGGCATCGGCTGCCGCGTTAAGCTCGCGGAATCGCAGGCGGATGTTCAGGATGGCATCACGATTACGAACTATGAGAAGCTCCACCACTTCGACGCGAGCCAGTTTATCGCAGTGGTCGCGGACGAGGCGTCAATCCTGAAGTCGTACGTCGGGGCAACCAAGCGAATGCTTTGCGACAAGTTCGCGGATACCCCGTACAAGCTGGCCTGCACCGCGACGCCGGCACCGAATGACCGCATGGAACTCGGGAATCAATCGGAGTTCCTTGGCATCATGCCGTCCAACGCGATGCTTGCCCGATGGTTTATCAACGACGGCGGAGCGGTCGGAACGTACAGGCTTCGCAAGCATGGCGAGCGGGATTTCTGGCGGTGGATGTGTTCCTGGTCCGCGTGCATTTCAACCCCGAGCGATATCGGATTCTCGGATGACGGGTACATTTTGCCACCCATCCGAGTACATGAAATCGTTATCGAGTGCAAGCCAGAGCCAGGAATGTTGTTCAACGTCCCAGCCGCCATTTCAGCAACCGACGTCCACCGGGAGAAGCGGCGGCATTTGAACGAGCGAGCGGATGCAGTGGCTGGACTGGTTAATGGGGACACTGATACGTGGGTGATCTGGTGCGATACGGATTATGAGGCGGACGCACTGGTTGCGAGAATCAAAGACGCAATCGAGGTCCGCGGCAGTGAGTCAGTGAAGGCCAAGGAAACCAAGCTGAAGGCGTTCACAGACGGGCAAGAGCGGGTCATCATCACGAAACCTGAAATCGGTGGATTCGGGCTGAATTGGCAGCACTGCCACAAGACGACGTGGTTTGCCGGGTATTCATACGAACGCTGGTATCAGGCAGTCCGACGATTGTTTCGATTCGGCCAGAAACTCCCGGTCGATGCGTACGTGATTCGCACAGTCAACGAGGGAAGTATCGTCGAGTCAATCCAGCGGAAAGAGCGGCAGCACGTCGAAATGCAGCGGGAGATGGCCGCTCTGATGTCAGATGGGATGCGAGAGGAACTCGGGCTCAGCTTGGCGCCGCGGAAGTATCGTCCTGGAAAGAGCGTTTTACTGCCCGCATGGTGTTCATCGAAGTGTTAAGCGAAAGGACTATTCGATATGTCATGTCTAGACCAGCGAAGCGGAAAAAACTGGATCATGTACTGCGGCGACTCGTGCGAGGTTATCAAGTCGCTGCCCAACGCCTCGGTGGACTTCGGGATTCACTCGCCACCATTTTCATCACTCTATATTTACTCAGATTCAGAGGCGGACATGGGAAACTGCCAATCTGATTCGGAATTCGTCGAACATTACGAGTTTCTGATTTCGGAACTATTCCGCGTGACCGTCACAGGCCGGCTGTGCGCGGTCCACTGTAAAGACTTGCCGCGATACGCAAACTCCAGCGGAACAGCTGGGTTGAAGGACTTTCCGGGCATGATTATCGCGGCATTCTCGCGGCACGGCTGGAGTTACCACAGCCGCGTGACGATCTGGAAATGCCCAGTCACGGAACGCGAGCGGACAAACAACAACGGACTGCTTCACAAGACAGTCCTGCGTGATCGGTCACAATTGCGTCAAGGGATGGCTGACTACCTGCTGCTATTTCGCAAGCCCCCCGAAGGCACGCTGATGAGCGATAAGCCAGTGACTTCCGAGCGGCACGAACTCGACGAGAATGGAGAGCCAGTGACAATCGCCCTGGGATTTGAAAACTACGTCGGTGATCATTCCGTCGACCCGCGAATCAGCGACGAGCATCCGTCCAAGTACGCCAGACGCCACGGCGATACCGACCGCGACCATGCCAGTTCAATCAACATCTGGCGAAGGTACGCCGAGCCGGTCTGGTGGGACATCGATCAAACCGACGTTCTGAATTACAAGGCGGCTAGAAGCGAACGAGATGAGCGTCATATTTGTCCGTTGCAAATGGGCGTCATTGAGCGTGCTGTGTCGATCTGGTCGATGCCAGGCGAAGTGGTGTTCAGTCCATTTGCAGGAATTGGCTCTGAAGGCGTTGGTGCAATTCGGCAGGGCAGGAAGTTCATCGGCGTGGAATTGAAACCGGAATACTTCGCGGCGGGATGCATCGAGTTGCAGCGTGCCGAGCGAGACATGAAGCAGCGTTCCAGGGGGTTGTTTGTATCGTGACAGAATCACTTGCGAGAGGTGAGCATGACCGATCAGACGGCGTATCAGGCGTGGCTTGAGAAGTCCAAAGTTCGCTACCCGCTGACCGAACAGGAAGTGGAGGCCATGTTCGAGTGGTCGACCCGCCACGGGTCCGCGAACGGTTGGACCGGGGCAAGCGGTTCCGGGGCAAGCTACATCCGGCGGCTGCTGCTGGAGCGGAAACTGTTGATGCGGCTAATCGATGAGTTTGGACTGGACAAGCCGATCAACTATGAATTCGGCCAACGGATTGTGGACGATCCTTGACTTCCACCGCCTGACGTGATTCAATGTCGCCCGTGACACAGACACAAAACAACCCGTAGACCCCGCCAGCCGCCTCGGGCAGTTCTCTGCCATTCTGTGTCACAGCATAATGCGGCTGGCGGGGCTTGTTTTCTGGGAGTTGGTATGGATTGGCGCGACATAGATAGATGACGCATGAAATCCGGCACCGAATCCAAACTGAAATTCAAGCAGCTGAAACGACGCTTGCAGCTAAGGTACTGGCAAGTCGTCGGTGTCCTCGAAACACTTTGGCGAGTAGCCCAAACCGACGCACCAGCCGGCGATATTGGGCGCCTCGATAACGACGAAATCGCAGCCGCTATGGAGTGGGAAGGTCCACCAGAGGCCTTGATCGATGCCCTCATCGATACCCACTGGCTTGATCGCGACGAAGAGTTCCGGCTAATCATCCACGATTGGTCTGAACACGCACCAAATCATTTGGTCGGAGCGTTCAAGAGACACGGAAGACTGTTTGCCGATCAAATAGTCAAAAACCGTGCCAAGCAGGTTGCTAACCATGATGCTAAGCAGGTTGCCAGGGACCATGCTATAGCACCATGCCCTGGCACCATGCCTCCTAACCAAACCAAACCAAACCAAACCAAACCAACCAACCAACCAGGGGCAGACTCGGAATTGGCTGGTGGTGGCGATTTAGATTCCTGGGAAAACGAAGACGTCGCCGCACGTGCTCGACTGATTCTCAAGGCGTGCGACTACAACCGGATCGGCGAACTCATCGCGCAATGCGAGGAAGCTGGAACGCCACCGAGCGAGGTGATTCTCGTTTGCCGTGAGTTTCAGGCCAACCGAGCGAAGCTCGACTCGCCTGGCGCGATCGCGTCCCGCATGCGAACCGGCGTATGGCCTGCCAATGGAGTCGCCAGGACAGAGCAAATTCAGCGATCGGCCGCGAAGTCGGACGAGGCCAAGATGAAGCAAGCTGTCGAGACGTGCCGGATGAAACTCATCAAGGCCGGCTGCAATGATGCGAGGGACTGGGATGCAGACGCGATCATCGCTAAGTCAAAGGAAATGAACCTATGATTACCCGCGATTTTCACATACTGCTCGCCGGCGACAGCCACCGCGAA